TCAGAAGCAGCAGCACAATCCGTGTTGCTTCTTATCGCGAAAGGAATCAGAAAGTTGACCGAAGAGGAGGAAAGCGCAAGAGACTTCTGCGAGGAACTACGCTCGCTGGTTGACGTTCATGAGGTGAGGGGGTGTACACGTAGGCGTATGGGTCAAGCACTCATAGGCTGTGGCATGTCCAGCCTGAACGAATCAACAGATGATAAGGAGAAGGTCAAGGCTATGGCTAGAGAGATGGTCAAGGCTTGGTCTGAAATCATCGACGAAGATTAGTGCGGTTAAGTTAGGACTGCACTTCACGGCGGGGTCGGGGACTTATCCTTTCTTCTCCGGCTCCGCCCCTTTTCATTAAGTACTGCACAGTACTTATATCATTGACTTGTACCGATATATGTAGCATACTTGGTGCTTATGGAGGATGAGTCATTAGGAGATACAACCGCTGTCGTCACGAAGATCAACCCAGACACAATCAGGTCTGGTCTTCATGTCAGGATCACCGCCCTACACCATGACAAGCTATCAATGATTGTCAGGGAGACGGGGAGGTCGAGGAGGGACATAGTAGAAATGCTGATAGACATGGCTAAGGTTGGACAATACTCAGAATAATCTGGAGGGGTTGCATTGCTTTCTCAAGGGCATCCACTGCCCGCACCTCCTTGCGATGTGATCCCTCCTTTTAATTAAAGGAACACTGATGAAAGCTATAAGTAACATAAAGCGAGAAGATGTCGGGTATGAATACTTCTACTGGCCAAAGACAACCATAGATTCTGACAAGGAGAGAGAGTGGGTTCACCCGAAGCCACCTCTTTATTATCTCTACCAAACAGAGGGGAAGTGGATTGTTATAGACAGGGCATCAGACTTTGCAGTCACTAAACCTTATGCCCGTAAGTCAGACTGCGTGAGGGCTTTCATAAAGCAATGCAATGAACAGCAGAAGTAAAGGTAAACGAGGTGAACTGGAATGGCGGGATGTCATCCGCTCGCACGGCTACGAGGCTCGGCGGGGACAACAGTTCTCCGGTAATCCAGACAGCCCTGATGTAGTGACTAACCTGCCCTACCACTTTGAAGTTAAGCGAGTCGAGAGACTCAACATAGACAACGCAATGAAACAAGCAGAAGGCGAGTGCGGGGACAAGCCTCCACTGGTTGCCCATCGCAAGAACGGTGGCCCGTGGATGGTGACGATGCTCGCGCCAACCTTCTTTAACCTAATAGAAGAAAGAGAAACCAATGCCAAATAAAGAAAGCAGCAGTGACACACTGACAACCGTACTGGCCAAGGCGCAGTCGGAACTAAAGAAAGCAGCCAAGTCGGCTGACAACCCCTACTTCAAGTCGAAGTATGCGGGACTAGATGAGGTGATAGAAGCCTGTCGTAACGTACTCAACAGCCACGGCATCGCCGTGACTCAGACTGTTGAGTACACACCGGAGGTAACGAGGAAGGTGGGGATGGATAAAGATGATGTTGAGTGCAGCAGCATAACACCCCAGCAGACACTCCTCGTGACTACCCTGCTCTACGGGGAGCAGTCCATCAGGAGCGTTATCCCCTTGAACTACAAGCTGGGAGATATGCAGTCCTTCGGGTCTGCTCTGACCTATGCTCGTCGCTATGGGCTGGCTTCGATATGCTGCCTTGCCACTGAAGACTCACTGGATGATGACGGCAACAAGGCTGTCGGTGAGGAGAAGGTTGCGGCGAAGGTCAACAAGCGCAGCAACTATCGCAAGACCAAGTCAATCGCACAGGAAGTAGCACCAGCCACTACGGCTGATGAGTTCCTGAAATAATAATTTGAGGGATGGGCAGCAGCGATGGCATAACATATTGCGGCAGGTTGGGCGTTTTACAACTTCGCTTCCTGCCGCGCCTCCGCCGTGACCTGCCTGTCCCTCATTAACTATTATGAAACACATTGACCACGAACATCGGGCGCATCACAAGGACTTCCCGCCTTCGTCCTTCCCTGCACTAGCCAAGTGTCCGTGCTATAAGTCATCAGACACAGTGGGGGCGGCAGCTATTCGCGGCACAAAGCTACACGAAAGGCTCGAAGCCCTGCTAACCAACGGGGATTTAAAGAAGTATATTAAGCCCGATGCCTGAGAACATGGAACACAACAGCCAAGGCGATAAGCGCAACCGCAAGATCACCGATGACGTTGGACGCCCATGAAATAATGTTTACTACAAAGAACCAGTCCATACCCATTAGACGGTACTGACATGCAGAAAGACACAACTAAAATGACAGAGAGATCACCTAGCGAAATAAGGGAACAAGCCATCATGTGTTTTAAGCAGATGGCACGGCCCAAATATGACAAGGGGCAGAAGGAAAAGGGAACCAACCTTGATGACAATCCCGATCTGGTTGGGGCTATTAGGGAGGAACTGGTTGATGGCTGGTTCTATCTCGACAGCCTAGCCAAGCAGATTGATGACAAGAACAGTCGCATAGCAGAGCTGGAGTTCGAGGTTGAACGCTGGAAGGAGCAAGCTAAGAGGTGATTAGTGAGGACGACATCATCCCCCTGTACCTAACAGATCGATCAGCGCGTTTATGTATGCGCTTCTCCCGTAATGCAAACATCTGCGGCGTATCCTATGTCCCCGTAAAGGGGCATGAGATGGAGTCGGAGGAAAAGAGGAGGGATGAGGGTTATACCACGCGGAACCTTGAGTACCAGTTCATAGGGCAGGTTACAACCTGCGCTGCCAGTGAGTGGCTTTTCCGAGATGGAACCAAGTCTTACTCTAAGGTTAGAGAGGAGCAGGACAAGAACCCTTACGCGGGGGATGGAGGCACAGACCTAAAGCCCTACCCCGTAGACGTTAAGGGAAGCCGCATGAGAGCATCTGGCAGAAAACCCATGCAGTACAATTTCCCGCTTAGACCAGTAGAGAGACACAAGTCAACAGTCTACATTGCCACTCTCGCGCAATTTGATGACGACTTCCACTGCGTAAAGGTTTACCTCATGGGGTGGCTACCGGAGAGCAGGATCACGAGCAAAACTGTCGGGCATGGCGTTTTCAAGGGGGCGCATCTCACGAAGATGAGAGACCTCAACCCACTCCCTTCAATCCACAGCACACTAAACGAAAAGCTAACAACACTAGGAATTAAAATGGAATACAAGACAACGTGCAGACTATGCAAGAACGAGATAGTGATAGAGATTAACGATGACAAAGACTCAGCGGCCAAGGGGGCTGGACTCAATCTGGAGACGTGGATAGGCAACTCGAAAGTCCTATGCGAACCATGCTACACCTACAAGGAGACAGGCGTTAGGCCAACCAATACACCACCCATGAAGGACTTTCTGTTTGAATGAAACATAGACATGGAACCATCGAGGAGTGGGAGATCATAGCCAAGGAATGCCTTGCCGATCCTCACGCAAGCAGAAGCGAATGTCTCTCTGCCCTGATCGGGATTACCCAGAGCAAGGATGAGTGGCTCAAGGAGAAGCTCGCAGCGCAAATGAAGATAGCGTGGAAGGCAGACACCGCAATACTCAGGAAGATAAATCCCGATGCCGAGGAGTAAGTACCCCAAGGAAGTAATATGGTCAGCGCAGTACATCATGTCTGTCGTTGGTCGGAAGAAGCTCATCACTGAGGAACGCATCTCAGTCATGCGAGGCGATGAGGAGATCACGTTCGGCAGTATGGATGCCTACTGCAAGGGACACCTGTTCGACCTGAAGACCGGACAGATACGCGACTACTCCCAGCAGATGGCAGCGTATGCGCTGGGTGTCATGCAGAAGTACAAGGAGAAGAAGCTCACCTGTCATCTTGTGTACTCAAGGTTCAAGCACGTTGAGAAGTTCGACTTGACCCGCAAGGAGGCTGAAGATATAGTCTACGCCATCGTTGACTCCGTTGACGATCCCACCCGCTCACCGTGGCCATGTGAATACTGTGCGTGGTGTGACAGAAAGGAATCCTGTACAGCTTTAAAACATTTTGCTTATACCATCGGCGGACAGATGGCCGCGATGAAGCACATCAATCTCAATGCCCCCCTGCAACCAGCCGTTCGTCAACGGTTACTATCCATCGTAGATGCGGTGGAGAACTGGTCAGAGGGCATTAGGGAAAAGGTAAACAAGGAGTAGTAATATGCCTGAAGAAACAAAACCAATGCTGACCTTCTCGAAGGCCGCACGCAAAGCCTACCTCTACAAGAACGAAAAGAAGAGGGAAGGCTCAAAGGACCCTGACTATAAGGGTAAAATATTCGACCTCAACGCCAAGGAACTGGCTGAGATTGCTGATGAAGAAGGCAACGTCACACTGTTCCTGTCCGGTTGGGTCGAGGAAGACCAGAGTGGAACCACGAGGGTCGGTGTATCCGTCCAGAAGGGCATCCCACAGGAAGGAGAAGCAGTAGCGGCAGAACCCGCCAATGCACCATTCTAATTAAGTTGTAGCTACAACTTAATTGTGTCCCCTCTCCCCGTTTGTAATACTGCTGTTTCGGGGAGGGGGGATTTTAGTCAACACATATAACGATAACAGGAAAGGCACTATGAAAAACAGAGATAACAGTATCAGCAAGGTAGACGACGACTACCTGAAGATGGCGGCACAGGCCGCAGCGTTGGCGTTCGATGTAGACCCTGACGCCATTCTGGGAAGGCGCAGGACTGAACCTCTTGTCTTCGCAAGACAGACAGCCTACTGGCTGGTGAAACAGGGTATGGGCTACACCTTCTGCCACACCGGACGGATGTTTTCCCGCGACCACGGCGGAATCATGCACGGAGTCAATAAGGTCATCGACGTACTGGAACTGGACTTGACCAGCAAGCACTCCAACGGAAGCTGGGCTGATAACGCCAGAAAAGCTCGTGAGCTGTTCATCCGGTTCCACGAGGTCT